CGAGAGCATTGACTAGCCCACCGCCGATTGTTTCCTTGGCGTTATTAGCTGCAACTGTAAGAACGTCTAACTTGTAAGCATAGGAATCGAGGTAAGCCTGATTAGCCCCAGCGAACTGGGCGTTGAGGATACCGAGAACCTCAGCGAAAGACTTTGACTTAAGTTCTGTCTGGCTCAGTCCTGTGTTGTACTTTTTGAGCCCTCGAGTAATGCCAACGTATCCATTAGCTAAGTCCTGCACAACTGTGCCAAGTTCTATACCTGATCCGCGTGAGATTGAAAGAGCATCGTTGAGAAGTTTATAAGTAGTGCCAAGGTCTTTAGTAGTTGTCAGTAATGCTTGGAAGGCGGGACGTAGAACGTCGTCAGCAACGCCAGCAGTAATCTCAAGCTCTTTGATGAACTTGGTAATCTGTGGGTTTGCATAAGCCAGACCTAGATTATCGACTGCGTTAGCAAGACGGATAGCCGCTGCTTCATCAGCCGCGAAAGCCTTGACTGCGTCCTTGCTGTACTTGAGCAAAGCGGCAGAACCGAGAGCAAGACCAAGGCTCTTGCCTAGTTTGAGAACGTCCTTCTGTAACTTCTGGACTGCGGTGTCGGCTTGCTTAAACGCTTTCTTGCCTGTGAACTCCGCAGCAACGTCAATTCTTAAATCTGCCATGTCACACCTTATCCTTCATAGAATCAAACTTAGCCGCTGCCTTCTCGATGGCTCTGACTACGCCATCTTGTGCCTTGCCACGATCATCTTCAAACGCTCTGAAGATTGCTCGACCAGTCATCTTCTGACCTTTGCCTACAAGTTGTCCACCGAGTTTAGGAGTGAAGTTGCCTGTTACGCCTGACTTGCGTCCAGCGGTTTCATAGATAGCACCAGCAGCGGACTTATTAAAGATAGAAGCCAAAGCCTGAAAGCCACGACGATTGGGCTTGCTAGGTGTGGACTTAAAAGTAATTCCCTTACGGGCTTCCTGATAGTCATAAGAGCGATTAGCCCAGCGACCAGAAGCGTTAGGACGTTTTAGCCAACCACTAGCAACGGCGTCATTAGAAGGCAGAAAGCCTCGAGCATTTGTGACTACTGGCTTGAGGAACGATGCAATCTCTTTGCTTGTTTCTTTTGCAAGAGTTGGTTCTACTTTAGCCAATGCCTTACGAAGTGCGGTTGCGCCCTGCAGCTTTACTGGCATCGCTCCGCTCCTTCGCTATGTCCTTGAGGACTTGTACGTGTGTCTTAAACACCATCGAAGGTAGTGCAACGATGGTTTCGAAAGGAACTCCATACTCGTAACTCAAACGAGTCGCGAGATAGGTGAGGGAGTTCCGATCTACCCTAAAGGGTCAGACTCTAAGACCTCAACTGACTTGAGAGTCTCGAGAAACTGTTCCCCGAAAGGTTTGACTGTTTCACCCGAACGTCTAACTGATTCCCAAACAATCCAAAAAATATCGGATTGTTTCTGATCTTCGATAAGAGCTTTGTGAAAGCCCTTCTTGGCGTATTGCTCGAAGGCGTACTCAATCAGCGGAGTAATCTCGTACTCTGTTACTGAATTGTCTGCCCTTGTTACCTTTAGCTTTGCCATTTTTAGCCCCTTAGTTAGTTATTTAGAATGTGCCTGTTGTAGCAACTGCAACAGTACCAGAGACGTTGAAAGTGATGCTCTGTGTACCGAGATCACCGACTGCGCCGTTGATATCTGTTGTGTTATTGACAAGGCAAGTAGCTGTATAAAGCGGGTTAGTCGCTGATACTGCTGTTCCCTTTGTCTGAAGCAATACGATTGGAACGTTAGTTCCCCATGCAGCCTGAAGAGTTGCAAGTACGTTTGCTGAAGCTGTGTCGTTCAAGAAGTCGATTGTAATAGATGATGCTTCAAGACCCTTGACAAACTTGTGTCCTGAATCGCCCATCGCTGTTACTTCGAGTTCATCGAATGTGCGGTTGAGTGTTACTGAAGTAACGTGGTCTGAAAGATCAACTGAATTAACCTTCACGCCTACGTTGTTGCTTAGAAATACTGCCATTTAGGTTATTCCTCGTCTTTCTTAGATGTGGGTTGTGTTGCTGGCTTTGTTGCTGGAAGCTGTCCGATCTTGATTAGAAAGTCAGCTTGCTCCTTTGTCCAATCGTCCATCGATTAGCTCCATTCCGTTAGGGTACTGATTGCAATGTCGCAAGTCAGTAAATCTCCAGAAGCGATTGACAACACGCTTGGCGCGCTGACGCTTCCCACGTTAAATACAATGCTGGACGCTTCAAGGAGCGCGAAAACCCGAACTACGTCGGCTTCGATGCCAGCAAGGTTGCCCTCATTGTCTAGCAATGGGACAAGGATAGAAATCTTAAAGTTAGCCATAGGGCTGATTGCTGTGTAGTCATTGTTAGACGGCACAATGTAAGGATCAGCAGGAGTAACAATGACGCTGTTAGCAATAGGCGTTGCAGGTGGGAAGCTGAATACTGAGTACTTTGTGTCATCTGTAAGAGCCGAAGCAATGCTAGAGCGAAGTGTGGTTATTGCTGGCATTAGCCCACCATGGAGCGAGGGTCTAGATAAGGTGCAAGAAGCCCACGGACGCGAGCCATGAGTGTGTTACCCATGCGGTAAGGGCTTGGAGTGTAACCGTCGATAGATACGCCACCAGAAGAAGGAGCTTGACGGCTCTGCCAGATGTCGATGGCAATCATGAGGCTTGCTTCTTCAACTGCTGGAACTGTTGTGTAATCTGTGTAAGTCTCAGCTGCTGCAATGCCGTAAGGCATAATAGTGTGATAAGGGTTATCTGATGTGTGAGTTGTTGTTACGTTAAATGAATACTCACCAACACTTGTGATGGTCTTGGTGCCATTGAATTTTGTGCCTGCGCCCGAAATGGTTACTGACTGTCCGACGTAAAACATGTCTCGGACTGGTTCATCAAAGTAGAGAGTTCCAACTGTTCCTGAATTGCTGTGCGCAACTGTAGGCATCTGGTTCTTCCATAGAAAAGGCAACAAGACATTATCAGCAGCGTCGCAGACTTCTTGCAGGGTAGCGTCAGCGTAGAGAGTGCCTACGCCTAAAGCTGTGCGAAGTTCTGCAACTGTTGTGATGCTCATTGTTATCCTTTCTAAAGACTTGAGGGGACTACAAGGGCTCTGGTAGCCCCCTCAAGCGACTTAGGGTATTGCTATTATGTAAGGTTGAACTTACGAACGCCCTTACCTGACTTAGCAAGGTAGATAGCGAGGTAACCGTAAAGGTTAATTTCAATTTCGCCTGATGTAAGAACATTGACGCGAAGTTGTGTTGTTGGTGATTCCCATGTGTAAACAGATGCTGGAGCAACCAAGAACATTGAGTTATCAACAACGCCTGATGTAGAGATGTTGTGATCAACGATAAGGTCTGTACCAAGTACGCCACCAACAACTGATGTTGCTACTGCATTACCTGATGCGTTCTGTGTTGCACCCTGAGCTGAATAGAGGCTGCGTCCTGTTGTATCCGCGAATCCTGCAATAGCCGCCCAAGCGTCAGTCGATGCGACGAGCTTGTTAGCAAAGTCTCCGCCTGTACCCTTGTATGCTGCTGCACCTTCTACAGAAACGAATGACTGAAGACCTGCTGCTGTTGCTGCTGTTGTTGCAGCAGTTGTACCTGAAGACACATAGGCTGCAAGAAGAGCCGCATCTGTAGCCTTCTCATACGCCTTGCGAAGTTCTGCCATCATGAGTTCCATGAACGCAGGTGATGAGCGATCTACAAGCTCAAATGAAACGCGCTGTAGTCCTGAGAACTTCTCGATTGAGATAGTGTCATAAGCAGATGTCATGCCTGTCTCAGATGGTGCTGAACCTTCGTTTGTGTCTGCAACTGTTGGAGCAACGTCTGCAGATGAAGCGTTGGTATAAAGGCGTGGGACTGTAAATGACATTCCGTCGATTCCTGCAAGTGAGCCGCGTGTAGCTGCTTCGAATGCTGGACGACCTGTGAATGTATCTGTGATGAATGTGTTCAGGTGTGACGGAAGTGTCAAACCTGTGTTTGTTGAAGTTGAGTCATCTGCTGCACGAACTGTGCGACGAGCTTCGTCATCGCCTAGTGCTGCCTTCATTGACGCTTC